CAGAGACTTGGCTAATTCCTTAGCTTGATCTACGGCGATATTTAAATTTAATAATCGTCCGTATATAAGGTCATACTTGTTGGTCTCGATAGCCATTAAACCCCACCACCTGCAGGCTGACCAACATTTAATACGGCTGCCTGTTCTGCACCTACAGCCATATCTCTATCATTGTCATTAGAATATGTAACGCTTTCGTATCTAAGACTTACTTGCCAAGTCACAGCATCACTAGCACTATAATCTAGTGTATCATGCTGAACATCGATAATTTTCGGGCGCCAAAGGGTAACAACGCTTTTGTTTTGTAACTCTTGTCTATCTCGATCGGCACCGTAAAATCTAGTAATAACTATTTTATCAATAGGGCAGTCTTTACCGGATTCTAGACTTTTAATACCAAAAGTATCGAAATTAGTTCTTAAACTTTTTGTTGCTGGCTGGAAATTGCCGCTTATAATGTTCATATAGTTTACTAGAAACTTTTGAAATCTATTGTCCAATGTATCATTGAACGCTATTGTAATAGGTTCAAAATTAATTCTAGTAGGAATAGGCTGACGCACATTCCACGCATTAGCTACTTCTGTTTCTACACTGTACTTAGGAAGTTCAACAGTTCTTACAGTATCAAAAATCAACCTAGCAGGAGACTGCAAGGTAGACACATATTGACTACTATAAAATTCAACTTTAAAATGATACTTGGTGCGGACTGCTTTGAGCCCGCCCAAGTTATACCATTTCATAGCGTCAGTTAATGCCGCCATGATTTATCCTTATAGAACGCTGTTGCCAGCTCCAATTGGCAATACACCGCTAGTTAAGCCGCCTGAAGTTGTTGCTGAATTCACTGCGTCTCCGTGTATGTCGGCGCCGTCGTAACGAATCTGTAATGTGATTGTCATTACATCGCTGGTAGCATAGTTGTTTTCGCCGTAGTTTGCATTTTGAATAAAGCAGCCATTAAGACTCCATGATTCTAATACTTGACCAGGCTGGCTACCATCAAGTTGCTCAATAACTAAACCAAATTTATAATCACGGCCGGCTGCTGGGGCACTTTGAAGTCCGTGATTTAATTGCTTTTGTAATTGGCTAGCAACATGCTTTGTTACTGTACCGTTGATGTCGTCTCTTAATGTAAGAGTGATAGGCTCCCATGTATGTTTAGCAGCAAGGTATGCTCTGCTGTTATATGCATCGATAGTAATTTCATCGTGCGTTACACTAGGTCTAGTTACACTAATAACATTTTGAGTCAGTGCCAAAGTATTGCCGTTATCTCTTCCAAAATTATACGCATAAACTCTAAATCGATATTGGAGTTTAGGCATGACCATTGAGTTGGTGCCTGTTGTCGGAACTCCAAATTGTGTTAAATCTGCCATGTCTTAATCTCCTTCGGCTATGTTATTTATCAAACTGATAGATCGCCGGTATTGACCACACGGATTGGAATGTAGATAAACTCAGCTGATTTGGTCGGTTCAATGGCCACATCAATATTCAATTCGTTTCTATCAATATTAGCAGGTTTGTTGTTTGTTTCGTCGCAAACAACTAAGAAGTCATATATGGCACGCTTAGACATCAATTCGCTTAAGAAGCCATCAAAGACTTGCTTGACATTAGCACGAGTAATTTGATCGTTAGGTTCAAAGATGAACGGACGAGCTAACGGATCAAAACGCTCACGCAAGTAAGCCAGTAAGCGAGCTACATTTACTCTGTCTAGGGCACTAGCAAAACTCTGTAGTGTGCGCTGACCAAATACATATAGGCCTTGACCAGGGAAGCGAGTAATTGGATTAATACCTACTCTGCTGCCGTCACCGTAAAGAACATCACGCTGACCATTTGTTAGCGCAACTTGAATGAATTCACCTTCGCTACCAATATAACCAACACCGGTTGCATTTGTAATTACACCGCGAGTTAAACCAGCTGGAGCAAACCAAGGATAGCTTACCTGATCATTATAAGCAAATGTTCTTAATACTGCGTGGCTTGCGGGGACTACCACATCGTTACCGTCTAGGTCGCTAGTCATCAAGCTTGGATAGTAAGCTGCTGCCATGCTGCTAGATGTAATGATTCCGCTTTCGCCGTTTGAAGTAGCGTTGTTACCAGACATCCAATCTAGTAGATCTTGACTCTTAGGTGCCAATCTAAATGGAGCATCGACTACAACAAATCCAGTTTGTTTTCTGTCAACATTTAATGCTAACATTTCGTCTAATAGCTCTGGATAGCTTGGGCAAGCAATTAATGTGAAATAATTTATTTCTTCACGAATTTGTGTATTTTCGTTAACAGCAGCCTGTAGAGCTTTTACTACAGATCGTCTTTGTGCTTTACGCAACATATAAGGACTGCCGTCTTCTTGATTGCCACTGAAAGTATCCCATATACCGGTAGTAGCGTTATACTTTTTAACATTACCTGTAGATACTACAGCGTTCCAGCACATCATTCCCACTGGATATAATGCAGGATTTGGACCATCTGTTAGAACAGTTGCGCCACCACCGTCAGATGTGTCACCTGCTGTGTCAGTTAAGTCTGCAAAAACAACACCGTTGGGAGTTGTCTGATCAGCAGTATCTCGTTGTACCCATGCAGTGCCATCATATTCATGAATTGCTGGATAGTTTTCAATATCAGAACTATCGACCCAAACATCACCGGCGGATGGGCTAGAAGGAGCCATGCTGTCAATAGTCACTGCACCTGACACAGGCATCCATTTAGTTCCTACTTTCTTATATAAGTCTGCAGACAGAGCAGTATTATACCATAATGTTCCGTTTGCTGGTGCCGACATCGGAGCGTCTGTGCCAGGAACTTCATCTAGTGCAACCCAAGCAGAACCATCATACTTTAATAAAGTATAGTTGGCATTGCCAGCAGCTACCTTTGCATATATTTTTCCTGCTGCTAGGGCTGAACCAAAACCGGTATTAGCAGCAGAGTCGTTGCTGTAAACAGGAACATTTTGTATTTCCCACGGACTCTTAACTGGTAAATTTGCAGCTACATATTTCTTAACAACAATCTTTAGACCATTGTTTGGATTTGTTGTCTTAATCCATACATCACCAGCTGCTGTAGCAGTTGGAATAGAATAGTGAGCACTTGCAAAAACAGTTTTACTTAGGCCGGCATTTGTACAGATTACCCATGCACCACTAACTCTTTTCCAAACTTGATAACTAGCAAGAGTCGATAGTGCAACTACAGCATAGTCGCCGTCTGTGCCAGATATTGTAGGAACATACACGCCACCTACTACAGTTGTATCAGCAACATCTGTAATAACAGTCGGAGTCTTTGCTACCCAGCTTCCTGTGCCAGTTGCAGTAGCTTCGAAAATGCCGAATGTACTCGCAGTTAAATCAAACCAATAAGTACCGTTAGCAGGAGCACTGCCGGGTTCCATTGCACTGGGCTCTAGCTGAGCTAAGTCAATGTCTGCACGAAGAACATACGCACGGTTAGCTAAACCTAAATAACTGTAAGCAGCTAATAGTCCATATTCGTTAGTTTCGGCTCCGTGAACTGGAGTACCATCTATTACTTTAAATTGAGGTTGACCGAACTGTTCAACTAATTCGCGTTGACTTGTTAATAGATTTAATTTACCTGCATTTACAGGTTGTGTACCAGGTGCATAACCTGTAGCACTAACATTAACTTTATTGGTTTGTGTAGCGAGAATAATTAACGGAACAGTACCTTGACCGGCTGAGCCGTATTGGCTTTCATCGGTTACGCTAATTGATACGCCAGGTGAAACTAGTGTAGGCATTTTGATGCTCTCCTTGTTGAGTTACTATTATTTAGTAGTTTTCAAGGAAAATGCCTTTATTTAGTCAAATCAGCATTTTTGCAGAATTGTCATGCACCAATAAACTTACCTGTTTATAAAGATGATCAATCGATCCGTTGTTGTCTAGCACTGCGTCAAAGTTAGTACCTATCCATGATGTTTCGCTAGGATGTATTTTTGCTTCAACTAAATGTTCGTGAGCTATAAAATCTCCTTGATTTGCTGCTACTGCAAAATAATACCAGCTAGGCAAGGCACCGCGGCGTACCCAAATAATCTTTCCGCCCTGATTTCGAATTGCTGTAATTTCGTTAGGAAAACGACAGTCACTAATTACAATATCATCTTGTGTTTTACGAAGTTTATTTTCAACGCTAGCGATCCAGATATCATCATGAAAGTGATTTCGTAATACATCTGTTCCCCAATATTGTAGTACCCATCGAGGAGTAAGATGTGGAATATTAAGACGGTTAGCCCACCATGTGTCAATTTGTTCTCGCCATTCTCTGGCTTCTTTTGTGCGGCCTTCTAATAAAATTCTGTCCCACCCGAATATTGCTGCTACAGCATCCTTAAGAGTATTAGCAAAGCTTTCCCTGCGGAACTCATGAACATTGACTAGATAGTCGGCTATTGTATCTTTTCCGCTTCCGATGAAGCCGCAAACACCTATAATCATTTTAGATTTTCCACTAACCAGGCTCGACACTCTGGCCATTCTTTGTACTGATATGCAATTCCACCTGCTGCTCGCCATGCAACGCAATTGCTAGTGCGATCATCGATCAATATGTCGCCTGGTTTACAGTGATGTGATTTATCTTTACTATAAGGTCCAAAAAACACAGGAAGTTCTGGAAAGTGTTCATGGCCCCAAAACACTTTATCAGCAAAGGCCCATGGCACATCATTTCCCCGCGGCACCGCCGTTAAAAAATATAGGCCAATTGTAGAATGCCGTAGACGGTACTTTGTTAACCAATTAATTAGTTCCTGAGCGCCTGGCCGAACTGGCAAACTACGGTAGATGCGAGGATACTGCTTTAATATGTTCCACTGGTTATCCGGTATGCGTTCTAGTTCCGGATCCCACGGGCCAACTATCTTACGAGCAACGCCAGTAAAGTCGGCAACTACATCATCCATATCTACATATATGTTAAGCATCGTAGTAGTATATATTTCGTACTACCAGTTTGTCAAGACTTTTATTTTTTAGGCATAGGGTTTTCGCCAGTTAGCCTCGGACGGCTGAACCATAACTTAAACCATTCGTCACTGCCCGGACGAATATTATGTGCTCGCATATACTCGGCCTTTTCTGTACCGATTGCACCGCTAACTGGACTTTGTGCGCCGTCGGCTTTGACTTCGTCGATGCCAGCTAACTTACGAAGTTTAATTAAATCATCCAATGATAAATCCTCCGTAGCCGCCACCGTCAACATAATTCTTAAGATCTTCTTCTAATTTTTCTATTTCTGCTTGAGCTTCGTTCTTTAAGTTATCACCATTAAGACTTGTGCCGCCTTGTGGACCTGCAATGGTAGCAAACTTACTGCGAGCTTCACCGAGAATAAACTTAGCTTTAGCAAAGGCATAGTCTCTTAGCCAAGTGCTAGCATAGGGATCCATTAGTAAATCCTCGTCGTCGCGCTCTACCCAACACCATACATAAACAGTATCATCCATTCTAAATTTGCGATGCAACATTATTGTTTTGTCGTTTTGATTAAATGTAAATGTTACATAGCCGCCAAACATACGAGCTAATAATTCTCTACGATCAGCATACAGTTCGTAATTTAACAAGCCGGCAAAGTTTGTGGCATTCTGTAGCAGCATGTTATTCAAATACATTGTGTTGAAGGGTTCAAAATCTACACCTGTACCGCTAGTGCCTGCTGTTCCAGTCTGGCGTAGAATAACATCGCGCACTACCTGAACATTCAGAGGCAATTGGTACATCTGCTTTTCTTGCTTGATATCAATAGGTATAAATTTTTCAGCAACGCCGCGGCTGCTACGAGCACGATACTTACGAAGTGCTTGGCCGAGAGCAAGATTATAATGGTCGTAGTCAAGTTCGACATCGACCATGCCGCCGCCGAGCCTTAGCTCTATATCTTTAATAACATCGTCTTTTATACCCATAAAAAATCTCCCGATATTGTATTTATCGGGAGATTTGGGTTATTTGAATTAATTATAGTTTCCAGCCAATAAACTCAGTCATGCTGCCGCGACCCATGATATAAGTGTCGTTGCCTAGTTTGACAGGGAAAAGCTGCCTGAGATCAACGAAAATACTAGTGAGTGGATTTTTGCGAGTAAATTTTCCGTTTTCATTGATCCAAAAAACTCCATCAGACTTACTCATTACCTCCGCAGTGCTGCAGAGAATATCCTTTTTGCCGTCCTTGTTTAAATCCACGGAATACAGTTTGTAGCACCAAGACTTAGTGGTTTGAATCTGTGTTTGCGATGGAAAGAATGTGTCCGTTACATCTTGCCACACTCCGTCCTTGGACTTTTTGAGGACTTGAAAATAGCTGCCTAGCCATTGCCATGTAACTGTTTCTTGATGTGCAATGCTGGCAATGATTTCTTTCTCGCCATCGCCATCTAGATCTTCGGCAATTACATAAGAGTACGGATATAAATCCTTTGGAAATCGATTCTTAAAGGCTGTAGGCGCACTAAAAGTTGCAGTTCGTTTGTATTGCCGATTAGCGTCACTTTCAAGTATTACTAAGGTGTCGTCACCGCCCAAAATTAGATCGGGGATACCATCGCTGTTCAACTGTGCGGCTGTGGCTACATGATAAACAATGCCAGGGTTTTGACTTTGATTAAAGTTGATGTCGGACTTGTTTGCAAGATTCAATACGCCTTTAGTCAAGCCACTAGTGCCATTATTGAACAGCACATAACTGTCATTGGTTTTCATGGCGTCCAAATTCTTCATTACGGGAGAATTAACTACCAGTAAATCGTTCTTGCCGTTGCCATCGAAGTCTGCAGAAACCAGTCCATGACTGTAGTCCTTTACCTGCGGCAATAGGCTTGACCCATCACTGAAGCCCGACGCAAGATTTAGGATCAGTCGATTTTGTCCGCCAGTAAATACTCCGCCTTCTGCACCATGGTCGCCAATAAATATATCTTTTCTGCCGTCGCCATTAAAATCATCAATGACAGCTTGCCTCGGCCATATTACCGTTGGTAGAATATTCTGTAAGGCTTGTCGAGTTTCGTATCTATTTGCTAGAGGATTAAAGAACACTAGAGTTGGCTTGATAGGCTCGCCTAAGTTAATGAAATTTCCAACTACAAGATCATCGAATCCGTCCCCGTCGATATCTCCCGCCGTTAACACTTCTGAATATATGAACTCATTTCCCGGCCAGCCAGTTGCAACTTGACTGTTATAAGATCCGAAATTTACTAGTTGGCTAGCCAGGATCTGCCATTCAATAACGGGTGGCGAGGGCGGGGTTATTGTCGGCGGGGCACTACTCCCGCCGCCGCAGGCCGATAGCAGAGCACCAACTACCGTAGTAAGAATAAACTTTTTCACTTGTAGGCTTTCAGCAGAATGATTTCACCATTGACACGACCATTGAGCTTAGTCTCCACACTTTTGACACCCTTGAACCATTTCTTGGCCGCAGGCTTGCCGTTTGCACTAAACTCTTTGAGCTGATCCTTGGGCTTGCGTAGGGTTTTCTGCACACTATTAGCAGCATCAAATCCTACGATAGCTTTGCCCTTAACACCAAGAGCACCTGCATATTGGTCTGCAATATAAATGCCTAGCTTACGAGTCTTAGTGTTGTATACCCACAGTTCCTGTGCAGTAAGAATCTGCGTGGGTTCCACGCTCTTAAGTTTGAGTTCAGCAAACTCTTTCATGTAGGCTAGCTTGCTGACAACCTTCTCAGGACTAACTGCCTTCTTCTTGCGAGGAGCCTTACTGGCTTTCTTAATAATGCCGTAGCTGTTACAGTCAGCAAGAACTTGTTGCCACCACTTTACACAGGCAGTTAGCTGACGCTTGCCCATGTGTCGATATGCTTCTACTAGCTGACTGTCTTTGCCTGCAATGACTTCTTCGTATTGGCCGATGCGGCGTTCTGCCAAACTGATAATAGTTTTGATATGTGCAGGCTGCACATTAAATTGGCTTAGCAAGTCAATGACTTTGATTTCAGTCTTGTACTCGCCTGTAGTAATGAAGTCATCAAAACGACCTTCGATTTCTCCTGCACACTCGGCAGTCTTCTCTGCCAGTCGTTCTTGAATATTAAATGTTTTGGCTTTGGGGACTTCTTCGACAAAAGGTGTCGTCAACTCAATCTTAGCACGAGCTCGCTGGGCTTTATGCAGTTGGTTAAGAATTGTCTTTAGTGTGCTATATCGCAATTGAAGACCAACACGAGCAGCACGAAGAGCATAGCCTGCCGTAGGGCCAGGCCACACATCGCCACGCTTGACTGCATCAGCCAATTGCTGTCGACGAGGGTTACGAGACAAAAACTGGTGCAGCCACTCGGCACTCTTTTTACTGTCCTGGGTGTAACCATACCAATTCAATGCCTTACCTAAGGCAGTACGGTACTGTTCGGCAGTCCAAGTGGCTTGGACTTCGGCTGTGGGATACTTAGGTTCATCACCGAGATACTTGCTGTCAGCATCTCGATAAATCATAGGCTTAACCAATTCAGCAAATCGCCATGCGACCTGCTTGGGTTCTACTTTAGCAAGCTTTTTGGTAACCATATTAGTCCTTATTCAAACTGTCGACTGCTCGACGAAACAACAATGACTCCTTAGAGAAGGCTTCGACTTCCCAAGGCTGCTCTAAATACTTTTTGTTATTTTTGCGGCCGCACCAATAAGTGTCAACCTTTCCTCGATTATGTCGATGA